ATGATTAATCAAAGTCAAAATGGAATAAGTGGTCCAATTCCTATAATAACAGCGGCTTATAGCTCAACAAATGAAATATACATCGAAACAAGGGAAGCTGTTGATGAAACTTATTTAAACGATAGTATGAATAATTGTTCAATTGAAATAAGAGTTTACTCATAATTGGTACTTAAAGGTATGGCAAAAGATATAATCGAAATAGAAGCTAAAGTAAAGGTTGACAGTAACGAGTCTGTAAAGTCACTTTCTGATTTGAAGAAAGAATTTAAAGACATTCAAAGTGAGTTAACAGGACTACAACCGGGTACTGAAAAATATGTACAAACATTACAACGGTTAGGTGCTGTAAAGGATGAGATCGGTGATTTAAGATCAGAGATACAAGCCTTTGCGGGTGCAGACGCTAAGATAGGAGCTGTCACAAATGTAGTTGGAGGTTTGGCATCTGGATTTGCCGCAGCACAAGGCGCAGCTGCATTGTTTGGAAGTGAAAGCGAAGACTTACAAAAGTCACTAGTAAAAGTTCAATCGGCAATGGCATTTGCTGAAGGGATAAAAGGACTGGCGGGGTTAAGTGATGGGTTTAAAGTATTAGGGAATGTTATAAAGGCTAATCCTTTAATGCTTATAACAACTATTGTTTTAGGCATTGGAGCGGCTTTATTTGCTTTAAAGGATAAGATAGCGGTAGTAGGAAAAGCCTTTGATTTCTTTGGAGGTGTTATTAATAACGTTATAGAAAGCGTAAAAACTTTTACTGACTGGATAGGCATTTCTAGTTTCAAAGCTGATGAAGCAAATGAGAAACTAATCGCAAATGCTGAAAAGGCTAAAGCAGCAATTACAGAAAGATATGACGCTGAAATAAGAGCGGCAAAAAGAGCTGGTAAGGAAACTGAAGAAATAGAAGAAAGTAAAATAAGAAATCTTTATTTACAAAATAACAAACAGATAGTTGCTTTAAGAGATTTAGGTAATAAAAGGACTGACGAACAAAACAAACAATTCATTGAGCTAGTAAATCAAAATAAAGAATACTATCAAGACTTATTAGATTTAGAAGATGCGCAAAATGATAAGATAGCCGAAAAACAAAGACAAGCCAATGAAAAGGCAAGAGAAGCCGCAAGGAAAAAAGCTGAAGAGGATAGGAGGCAAAAAGAAGAAGAAGATAAATGGAAAAGAGAATTTGAAAAAGAGGTATTAAGGCGAGAAGCCGAAATGGATAAAGAGTTTTATAAAGAACAATTTGAAAAAGAAAAAGAACAATTAAAAGCTGAAGATGAAAGAATAGAAGCTGAGATACAAGCCGATATAAAAAAGTTTGAAGAAGATAAAAAGAGAAGATTACAAGCGATTGAAGATTATAAAAAAGGCGAACAGCAAAAAGTTGAATTAACAAAACAAGGATTAAACGCAATAATTTCATTAACAGATGCTTTTGCGGGAAAAGATGAAGCTAGTCAAAGAAAAGCATTTAATATTAAAAAAGCTGCGAGTTTAGCATTAGCAACTATTGAAACTTATCAAGCTGCTCAAAGTGCTTATGCTAGTCAAATGTCAATACCCACTCCCGATGCTCCAATAAGGGCAGCGGTTGCAGCTGGTTTAGCTGTAGTACAAGGCTTAGCGAGAGTAGCTGTAATTTCAAAAACAAAATTTGAAGGTGGCGGAGGTGCTGCAAGTAGTAGTACTGGTGGTGCTGCAAATTTAGGAACATTCACGCAAGGATCAACTGGACAGCCTCCGCAAGGCTTAACAACACAAAACAATGTAACGCAACTTAACCCTGATGGGACGGTTGCAGGAAGTCAAACACAATCACAAACAGTTAAGGCTTACGTTGTAGAAAGCGAAAGTAGAGCCGTAACAGAAAGAGTAAATAAATTAAGTAATCAAAGTAAAATCGGATAATATGGAAAATTTACCTGTTTATAAATTAGTAATAGACGACAATGATGAGCTAGGCGTTGAGTACGTGGCTTTAGTTGACTCACCGGCTATAGAGAGAAACTGGATGGCTTTTAAAGATCAAAATTTTGAAAGTTATAATGACTATCCAAAAGCTGCAAGCGAAAACGCTAAGATAGCTTTAAGATGGGCAGAGGAAAACGGATGGGGTGATTGTGGTACGCCTGTTGGAAAAAAAAGAGCCAACGACCTCGCAGCAAATCGACCACTATCGAGAGAAGTGATAGCTCGCATGGCGGCATTTGAAAGGCATAGACAAAACTCGCAAAAAGAGTTAGGCGATGGATGCGGAAGACTTATGTGGTTAGCATGGGGAGGTGATGAGGGTATTGAATGGGCTCAAAAAAAATTAGAGCAAATTGACAAACAAGAAATGGTTATTAACCCACGTTCAGGGGAAAGTAAAGATGAATTTATAAGTAGGTGTATTAGAACAGAAGTAGGATCGGGAAAAGATCAAGATCAAGCGGCTGCCATTTGTTATTCTAAATGGGATAATAAAGAGATGTCATCACAATTTAAGTTTATTGCAGACAAAGAAAAAAGGCTTATATCTGGTCCACTTATGATCTCTGATTTACCAATCTTTAGATCAGATGAAAGCGGCGACTATTATGTAATATTTGATAAAACACAAATTGAAAAGATAGTACAAAGGTTTTTCAAAAAAGGCTATACACACAACGTTAATATGATGCATGATTCAGAAAGGCAAGTTAACGGAGTTTATATGATCGAGTCTTTTATAATCGACAAAACAAGAGGAATTAAAACACCTGAAGGATATCAAACATTACCTGAAGGCTCATGGTTTGGAACGTTTAAAGTAGATAATAACGAAGTTTGGAATGACTTTATTAGAACTGGAGTGTTTAAAGGGTTTAGCGTTGAAGGTGCATTTGCTTCTAGAAAGCTAACAGATGCGCCACAAAGCGAGATCGAAAAGGTAGCTGATAGAATACAGGCATTGAGAAAAAAAGTGTCAGAGATTGCATCTAAATAAATTCAGGGTACTTAATAAAAAAAAGATAATGGAAAACAAAAAACAAACATTTAAAGAAGTGTTTTCAGATATGAAAGACTTGTTTAAAGATATTTTCAAAGATGAAATTGCAGAACAAAAATTTGCTGACTACAAAGCGAAAGATGGTTCTATTATTCGCACAGATACTGAAGAGGTTGCTGTAGGTTCTAAACTTCAAATCATTACCCCAGAAGGCGTTATGGATGTACCCGCTGAGGTTACTGAAGTAGTAATTATGGTTAATGATTTACCTACTAAACTATATGTTGAAAATGGAATCGTTAAGGGGATTGAGCCAGTAGAAGTAGAAGAAGAGCCAGTAATGGAAGAAATGGCAAACGAAAGCAACGAACAATTTGAAGCTAAACTTACTGAGTTATCAGAACGCATTTCAAAATTAGAAGAAGCTTTAGGTATTGCAAATAAACAAAACAGCTTAACGAGCTTAGAAGAGTTCAGAAAAAAAGCATTTAATTATTAATCAATAAAACAAAAAACAAAACATGGCATTTTCATTTGACGCAATGACCGCATATGTAGAAGAAAACAGAGCGGATCTAATCACCAAAGCAATTTTAGGTGGTGTAACTCTAGGAAAAGGAGTGGACATTCGTACGGGTATTAAATCTTCAGAAAAGATTCCTGTAATTGAATCGACTGTACCTTTTCAAGCTGAGGCTTGTTCATTCACTTCAAGCGGCACGACAACTTTTTCACAGATCAACATTGCAACTGTTGGTATCAACTTTGCAGAGCAATTCTGTTTAAAAGATTTAAACACTTACTTTACTCAAAAGTATTTGCCAGCTGGAGCAAACAATGATTCATTAACTATTGCACAAACTATCATTGATAGAAAATTAGCGCAAGTAGCTCGTAACGTTGAGAATATGATATGGGCTGGAAGCACGACTTATACCAACTCAACAGTATTAAAACAAATGAATGGTTGGTTAAGAACAATTGATGTAGCAGGTACAGCAGTTGCAGCAACTCCATCTACTTTAAACGCAACTAACGTTTTAACTATCTTTGATGATGTTTACGCAAAAGTACCAGCAGCAGCATTAGTAAACGAACCTGTAGTTGCTTTCTGTGGCTTAGATACATTCAGAACTTTAGCAGCTAAGATTACTTCAACTTACGGAATTTATGGTTCTCAATATAACACAGATAACGTGTGGAATAATTGGGAAATGATGTACCCGGGAACTAATATGAAGGTTATTGCCGTTCCGGGCTTGAGTGATGCCACCGTTGATACAGGTTCA